CCAGCTTCAGCAAATGGGTTTGCTTGTAAGCCGTATCTAGTTTTGAAACCAATCTTCGGTTGGAAAGTGTCCTGACCAACTGCTCTTACCATTTGTAGTGGTACATATGGACAGTAGAACATACCTGCATCATAAGGTGAAGTACCTTTGTAGCCAACTACATAGTAGTGTGCTGAAGCAGAGTTTGCTGAGTACGGGTCAATGTACACTTTAAATCTACCGTTAAGAACACCTGCAAAAGTATTACCTGTGTCATCAACATTTAGATTGTTGTTAAGAGCTGGAGTATAGTCTAATACACCTGCCATTTGTAATGCGCTAGCAACATCAGCAGAAGTAATGATAATGTTACCTTTACCTCTTCTTGTTCTTTGAGCGATTCTGTTTGCATCTCTTTCCAATTGGAACATAAGACCTTTGAATCTCTCAACTGACCATCTGCCGTTTGAGTCTGTATCTAAATCAAAGATACCAGCAGTAGTCACTGTGCCTGTAGGCGCACCTTTTTCTGCGTTAACATAGATTGTTCTAACAACTTCTCTATTGATTTCAGCAAGAATTTCAGCAGATAGAATGTTTGCTAATTCTGTTTCTGCGTCTAAACCATGGATAGCTTTTAAGTCTTGTGCTAATTCCATTGTGTATTCTGCTTTAAGAGCTCTTGACTTAGCAGTCACAGTTGATTTCTCAATTGAGAACGCCATTTCAGCAAATGAGTTACCACTTGCATCACCTAGAGCTTCAGCAGCTGCTGTAGTCATTGCTGTACCAGTTGTGTAAGTACCAGCAGGTGAGTCGTTAAGAACTTCTGGATTTGTGCCAGAGTGAGCAGTAGATGAGAAACCATCTACAGATGAACCAGCTTTGTTTCTACCTGAGAAATCTGTATCTGCTTCATCAAATAACGCTTCAGTACCAGACTGAGAGTCGTATCTGCTTCTCATTGCAAAGATTAAGCCAGTTGGACCTGTCATAGGTTGTACACCAGCAATATCGTATGCGATAAGGTTTGGCATTGCTCTTCTTACTAATGAGATTAAAATTGGATCCCAATTAGAAATAGAAGCACCAGTTGAGTTTGTAGGAGCAGCTTCAGCTAAGAAAGCGTTGTCCTCTTTCATTGCACGCTCTTGGTTTTCCAAGATTGTAGCAGTCACAGCTCGTCTATAAGAATCACCGATTTTTGGTAAATCTGCGTGTTCTAAGACTGGCTGCCATTTTTTTTCGTGGGTTTCAGATAAGTACATATCTTCTTCTCTCCTCTATTATTATTTCGACAACTTAATGTCTTTAGTTTTTGTAATAGCGGCGGTGTAAGCAGCCATTGCTTTTGACAAATCTACATTGTCTGTATCTTCGCCTACCGCTACATCATCAATGTCAGATGCAACTTCTTTCTTTGCGCCAAAGTAAGACTCTTTAATAGTCTTCATTTTTGCTCGGAAATCTGTTTCACTTGTATAATCAACTTCTTCAGCAAGTTTGTTGAATTTCTCCTTTGCAACATCCGATAAATCAGAACCAGCTTCTGCAATTACATCAGCTTTTACTAACTCACCGTTTGTCTTAGTTAATTCAACATTCTTTTCAATTGATTCGTTAAGTTTAGTTTCTAACTCGTCAATTTTAGAAGCTTGGTCTTCTAAGACATTATATTTTTCGTCCGGGACATCAATATAATGGTCTTCGAATAACTTTTTAAGACCAGAGATAAAGTCTTCAGCGATTTCGCCTTTGATACCTCTTTCTAAAGCTAATTCGTTTTCTTTCATCCATTCTTCTACAACATAGTTGAGATATGAATCGACTTTTTCTACGAGTTCGCCTTTAGCGGTCTCTAATTCTTCGTTCATTTTTTTCTTATAAGCACCTTCAATTTTGTCTTTAGCTTCTTTAACTTTAGAGTTAACAGCTGCTTCGAAAATTGTAGTTGCTTTGTTTTTGAAATCTTCCGATAAATCTTCGTCTTTCACAAGTGCTTCAACATCAGCAGAAACATCAATAGTTTCTTCTTCTGTTTCTTCTTGCACTGGCTCTTCAACGATTTCTTCGGAACCTTCCTCAGATGTTTCAGCTTCCTCTTTTTTCAAGTGAGATGGCTCGGGAGCTACTTCACTTTTTTGTTGAGGGTCACCAGAAACTTCTTTTACTTTTTTTGATGCGTCAGGATTGCTGTCCGTTGGCTTCGTAACCGCTGGACCTAAATCCTCAGCTTCGTTTGAAAGATGAGTAGGTTCAGCCGCAACAGCATTCTTTTTAGGAGCATCCGCTTGTGGATTAGCACCGTTTGCTTCCACCACAGCTTCAGTATTTTCTACTGTTTCTGTTGCTTCTGCTTCTAACGCCTCAATTTGCTTTTCTGTTTCGGCCATTGAGAAATCTCCTTTATATTTTTTAAAATTTTAAAAAACCTTTGTTTCTTAATGATATTTATAAGATTAAAGTTTTTTAAGTAACGATTCAAAGATTTTTAGTTTCTTTTCTTCTAAAGCTCTTTGTTTCGCCGTTCTAATTTCTTGTTTCCAGGCTTCAATATCCTTTTCAACAAGAACACCATTGTCCCATACCCATTCTTTACTCTCCATAATACCTTCTACGAAAGCATCAGGAGCGCTAGGGTCTGCGACAATATCAGCTGCTGTTGCAAGATAAAAGTCATCTTTTACATAATTTGCACCACCACGCTGAATTAGGGAACCCATACCTCTACTTGAAACACCAAGTTGAGCACCTTCGTCAATAAGACCTTTTACAATCTTACCGTATGGAGTATCCATAATCTTTGCTTCACCAATATAGTTATCACCATCTGGATATAAACCTGTAATCATGTGAGAAACACGCTCTAAGTTTACTGTTGGACCATCTGGATGTCCCAACTCTCCGAAGGCTCTTTTTTTATTGATGAATTCTTTATTGTATCTTGTCACTTCTCTAGCCAAAATTTCTCTTGGATAGACTCTTCCATTTCTATTTTTTACATTTGACTGTAAAAAGATACCTTTGATTTTGTATGATTTCTTACCGCCTTTTTCTTCGACCAAATATTCGGCGTTTGAAACTTCTTCGGAAATTAATTTCATTGTTGTTCTCTCTTTGTACTAGCTATTTATAAAACTTTTTACCTAAACCTATAAAATAATTGTTATTTAACTAAATCCTGCCTCTTTTTGACACTCTATTACTAAGTTATACTTCTCTACTGTATCACTACTGTTTAATAGAACATCGCCTATTACATCTTTTACTTTTTCTTCATCCGGTTTCAAGCCCCAATTGCCTCGACCAGATAACACAACTTTCTTAGTTGTATCGTTTTTAAAATAAACTGTTACCTCACCAGTGCCTTCGATTTCATATTGCATATTTGCAATCGAAACTTTAGGTTCACTTGTAGCATCATCTGAACCTTTTACATCTACTAATGTTTGTTGAAATTCACCACCGATACCGTTTGAGTTAACAATAATCTTTAATGTATCATCAACCAATTTAGTTGTTGTAATTGCCATTACTAAAATCCAATATGGCCAGATGTACTATCATAAAAAGTTTTTGATAATTCACCACGCTCTTTTGTTTCACCGGCCTTTCTAGTTTTGATATAAACTTGAACAGTACGACTATCACTAGGATGTGTGTATGTTCTTATACCACCAGAAATAGTTGAGTTTGCACCATCAGCTGAATCAGGATATGTGTCTGATACCGTAGCTGCGTTATCATACTCCCAAACATTATCTGAACCTGGTACTGTTACCCATGCCATTTTATTTTTCTCCTAAATGTGTTTCAACTTCTTTATCAATGTAGTTGTATAACACACTTGTATTTACATTGTGGTGGTCTGAAACAACATCAATAGCTGCTTCAACCCTATCTACCATATTGCCTTCTTCTTTGTCTAAGACTTTGAAGAAGTCATTAACCACCTCTTTATGTAAAGGTGGCAAACTATTGAAAGTCTGTGTATCAACAGAAGTTGAAATTAAATTACTCAGCTTCTGCATTTTGAGTTAAGTCAATTTCTGCTTGACCATCTTTTGCATCACCAGTAGTTGTGATAGTACCGTCTTGTGCAAAAGTACCTACATCAGCAATTTCTGGTTTTGGGTCACTAAAAGATTCAGCTTCTTTTGGCACGCCATTAAACATATTAGTTGCCATCTCTTTTCTTTTAATTTCTAATGCGTCACCCATTTTATCTCTTAATGCGTTTTTAAAAGCTTCACCAGCTTCTACATTATCGCCAGTTTGTAAGTTGTCAATAAACGCTTTTGTATGTTCACTCATAATTATCTCCTATTAAATAGTGTCGGAAACATCCTGCTGTGGAGCAGAAATAATACCGTCATCAATTTCTTTCTTAATTTGATTATCAATGTCCTCAATATCTCTTGCGTTTTGTTTAAGAACATTCTTTCTAACATATTCTACTGAATAAAACTTACCAATGTAATCACGCATTTCATTAGCGAGTTGTAATCTCTCTCTCATCATTTCTGTTTGTTTTAATTCAGCAAAATGTCCGTCTTGTAGGAAGTCGTAGTTGATACTATCTCTTACTTCTATCCAATCTTCTTCATTTATGATACCTTTAATGATTAATTGTGTTCTTAATAAATCATTAAATAGTTCAGTAAATTTCTTTCTTAATCTTTGAACAAACTTAGTAAATTTAAGTTCATCTCTTGTAATTTCAGATGCACGGCCTAAGTTAAAACCTTGTGAGCCTTCTAATCTACTTACAGGTACATTCAAAGAACGATATAGTTTACTTCTAAAGTATTCAATATCTGAGATTTCACCTAAGTTTTGGCCGCCTGGTAATGTAGAAATATCTGTACCTCTACCACCTTCTCTACTTGGTAACCAAAAATCTTCAAGCATTGACATATAGTTTCTGTCATCTCTAACTTCACCAGTTGATGCGTCATAGACAAGTTTGTTTCTGTATCTTGCCATAACATCTCTTAGATATTGTTCTGCTTTAACTTTAGGTAAATTACCTACATCAATTTTGAAAATTCTTCTTTCAGGCGCCCTTGCAATTCTGTAAATAACAGTTGCGTCTTCAATCATTCTTAACTGATTGACAGGTTTAATTGCCTTATGTAAATAAGACAAGACCATATTTTTATTTTGGTCAATTAATCCTGACGGACAAAATGCGATAGTATCTGGTGCAATCTTAATACCACCAGATGTTGAATTCTGTACACCTTTTTCATTAAACAAATAGTATTCTACAAATTCATCTACTACTTGTAACATATTAGGACCTGTTACGCCTTCAGGTCTTTTCTTTCTGACTTCTCGTATTCTTTTAATCTTACGAGGGTCAATGTATTTTAATTCTGTGATACCTTTTTTAGGTGAGTTTCTATCAATAACTTTTTGATAGAAAATACGGCCATCAATGTACCATCTTCTAAAGATGTCGTGGCCTTTTGTGTTAAACTGCATAAGTCTTAACACTTCATCAAATTCATCTTCAATTTTCTTTCTAACTTCTTTGCCGTACGGTAAATTTTCTACATTTACACGAACAGCTTTGTTCATTTCATTTGCAACGATAGCTTCATTGACAATATCTTCGATTGCCAAGTCGCACTCTGGATGTAATGAAATTTCTCTATATCTTCGGATTAAATCAGCTTCAGTCTTAGCCGTACCTTCCATGTCTAGGTACTGACCAAAATAGCCGCCAGCGGCGACGGTTTGTGTACCGTCATCCGCTGGTGCTGTTGTGAAGCTTTGTTTTGGATCCGACTGTTTTTTCAGTCTTGTGATAGAAAATCCAAATAGTTCAGCCATTATATTACCTCTTTAATTATATTGTAGTAATATTTATCTACTTAAAATTAAGTAGTTGTATTACTTTCAAAGTATTGATACGAGAATGTTACTTGGAATTCTTCCATAGCATCATTCGTTTCGTAGTTCAAATCAATAGCAGCGATATTCACAGGATACAAACCTCTTAATGTGTAAGATTTGATTGTGTTACCGTTTCTATCCAAATGGTCAACAAATGCGTCAACTTGATAATCTACTGGATTAGTCAAGCCTTCACCATCTGTCATATTGTTAATACCATTTTGCCATCTTTCAAAAGCATTTCTTAACTTAAAGTTAGTATCATTAATAACAGTTACAGACCAGTCTTCGAAAGTTCTGTCACCTGCTATTTTGATTTGTCTGCCTCTAAAAGGTACATTGACATTACCAATAACCATCGCTGGGATAGTCGTTGCTCTACATAAAAAAGCTAAGTCTTCTATTTCTCCGCCAACTTGTGCATAACCAGGAAAAGGCATTGTTACCTTAAACTGATTGGCTCTAGCGCCACCGCCAGCAAGTTTAGCTTTGAAGTCGTTAATGTTAGGCATTGTTTTTCTCCTTCTCTACTTTTAACCTGCTACTTCGTCAAACGAAACGCCAGTTCTTGTTGCTACAAATTGAAGTGTGATAAAGTTGATGCTTCTTGCAGGTTTCACAAAGATTTCTGCAACAAACTCATTTCTATCAATGACTTCGCCTGTATTGTTAGTTTCATCACACACTACTAAGAAGTCTGTGATACCTCTACGACCTTGTACTTCTCTTAGGAAAGGTTCTACAATGTTTCTAAAGTTAGCTCTTGTAAACTCATCATTGAATTCAAAGAGTTGGAATTTAGAAGCAGTTGCAATCGCCTTTTCTAAAGTGATGAACAATCTTCTTACATTGATTCTATCAAATGCACTTGGTGAAGATAAACCAGTTTTATCACCGAATAATACAGTACCTTGACCTGGGAAGGTTGCTACTGGATTAACTCTCTTAGGATATAATTGGTCTCTTTGTGCTTTTGTAGGATTGTATGCAAGTTTAACTGCACCTCTAATAGTACCTCTATTGAAGCCTGCTGGTGAATACCAAGCATCTGCAATAAGGTCTGTTCTAGCCGCTAGTCCTGCCATGTCACCGTTTAGTGGTACATATCTGTAAACATCATTGTATCTGTCGTACATATATTTGTAACCACTGTCAAACACAACATAACTTGAAGAACGAATGCTATCAAAGAAATCAATAACATTTGTTGTTTGTGTATTTGAGTTAGTAACATTGACAACATCAGCTCTTTGAGGAGAAGCAAAGACAATAGCGTCTTTTCTTTCTTCTGCAATTGTGATTAGATTGTCAACATGAGTTGTACTACCTGAAGGACCTGCAATGATTAAACCTACATCTACAGTTTCAGCATCTTGGAATTTCTCGTATGCTGTTTTTAATTGACCTGTAGTTACAGTTGAACCATTAGAACCACCTGATAACGATTGATTAGTTGGTGTATCTACAGCTGTGTATGTTGTACCTGAAGCTGCTGTACCCCAATTTGAACCGCTTGAGTTGTGGTCAGTCCACCAAATGTATTTCGATTTGCTTTGAAGAACATTTGGATAGTAGTTGTCATCTCCTTGAGGAGTTTTTGCATCAGAAGCTTTAGATACTTTTGAAAAAGTTTCTAATACTGTACCTGGAACACCAGAAATGCCACCATCTTCGTCAATGACTACAATGTGCATCTCATCGCCACTACCGTTTCTTGTAGAAACATAGTCAGAAGTTCCTGGAGCACCATCTACTGAGTCGTAGTATCTCCATCTTCTTTTGATTGAAGCATCATCAACAAAAGCAGTTTTAAGACCGCCAGCACCTCTTGGATGTTGAACGATTGTTAAATCATTTGTTGAAATTGCTGTTACTCTATATTTTTCGCCTGAGTCAAAGTCTGAACCAGAAGCAGTAGTTGAAAATTCAATGATGTCGCCAACATTGAAATCTGTACCGTCATCAACGGTTACAGTTGTATCTCCAACTGCTAATGTGTCATCTACTTTACTTGTTGCTGTTGCTTCATAAGCGGTAGCTGTTGGACAAGTAGAAACAAGTAAATTGTTTCCGTATGTACCTGCCGTTCTAGCAGCAAAAATTGCTGAGCCAGCTGAGCCACCTGAAGCATAGTTGTTTTCATAATCATCGCTGTTTTTAATCAACACACCAGTAGATGATGTTGTTGCATTTACAGCTGATGTTTGGGTAGCTCGTACTATTCTCAGAGCGTTAGAATATTGTAAGAAATTGGCAGCGCTGAAAAAATACTCAAAAGTATTTGTATCAGGTTTACCAAATGTATCTACTAATTCTTGTTCACTAGAAATCGCCACTATTTCATCTAACGGACCTTGATTGGCTGCAATAGCAATAGCTCCAATAGATGTAGAAACGGCAGGAATGATTCTAGTTAAATCTCTTTCCTGTACGAGAACACCTGGTGATACTTGAAATGCCATAGGTTAATTCTCCTTTAATTAGCTAATTATTATCTTGTTACACATTTTATATCTTTCAATATTCGTATTATTCATACGCCCATATTCAAACTGTTTCATACTGATATTTATAAGATACGCAAACTAGAGATAATTTAATACCCTTTTCGTATATCTACAGGATGCCAAACAGTACCATATTCATCAACGGTTTCGCCTTCTTCCTCACCAAAACCGTCATCTACGAATCCAAAAGGCGCCATATCTTGTTCTATTAGAGCCGCTTGTTCTTCGTATAGTTGATTTCTTATATTAGAATTCGATAATTCTTTGAAATATTGTTGGTTTGATAACCAGCCAAATATGACTAAACACATCATTAAATCATCATTACAACCTTCTTCGGCCATCCAACTATTACCTCTACGAGCAAAAGTGGACATCTCCTCAATCAACTGAAAGTCATTGATAATCATTTTATCTGATTCAATCAATGTTTTAATACTACTACAACCTAGTGCTTTGACTTGTTTAGTCATACGAACACCAATAGATGTACCTCTACCACTAAACATTGCACCTAATATTTGACCTGCACGGCCTCTTTGAGTAGTCATCATCATATTATCATACTCTAATTCCATGTGCATGATTTCAGACACCTGACTGCCTATATCGTTAACTTCCACTAGCACATGGGCATGGTTATATCCCTTTGCTACTTGCTCTACAATACTAGGAAAGATGTGAGGTTTGACTTCATTGTTCTTATATGTTGCAACTACTTCATATGGTATTTTAGTTACATCAAATACAACAAAGGCAGAATAGTCTTTTCCTGTACCTCGTGCCACATCAACGGTGATTTGATACAAGCGACCTTTTTCAGGCCGCTTGAACATTTGAAGTCCGTTTTTAGTTTCAATTGAGGGAATGTGTGGGGTCGCTTTGATTTTAGCCGGTGATATTAAAGTATCTACCGAACCTAAAAACTCACATTCAAACTCTTGTTGAAACTGCTCTGGTGAGGTGTTTCGAATGGTCATCTCTTTCCATTTTTCATCTCTGCCAGGAACTTCTGACCAATGTACTTCTATGGGAATATAATCATTGTTTTTATTTTCTGCATCTGTCCAAATCTTGTAAAACATATTCATACCCATTGGTGTGGACACAATAATCATTTTTGTATTTTTACCAGATGAGATTGTAGGATAAACTGAACTAAAAAACATTTCGGCAATATTAGCCGGTACGAAAGCAAACTCGTCTAAGAAAATAATATTAAATGAACCACCTCGAATTGCACTTGAAGAAGTTGCAGCTGCGACAATGGTTGATTTATTTTCTAACTCAATATTACCTTTGTTCCAGTTAATTACTCCTTGTTGCAACCACTTAGGAAGATTTTCGTATGCGAGTTGCAATCTTCCGAGTATGTCACGAGCTGTAGATGATTTGTTTGCAAGAATAGCAATATTAGAATTAGGATTAAAAAGCGCATAGTGTAATAGATATGAAATAGTTGTTGTTGATTTACCTGATTGTCTAGGTAGTTTACAAATTGTAAATCTGTTATCGTGTATGGTTCTTACAATATGTTTTTGAAAGTCATACATTTTAAAAGGTACGAGACCTTCATCAAGTGATACAATCTGTATGTATTTCTCCATAAAATAAAGAGGGTCTTTTTCACACTTTTGAAATTCTACAATTTGTTCTTTTGTAAATTCCTGAGGTGTATTGACCTTCTTTAAATTTGGGTTACCTAAGTATGCGTCACTCATTTATTATTATGCCTTCTATATGTGTATAACCTAGTTTTACGGCCGCCTGAATACGACTACTGCCTTTGTGTACGGCATATTGATGTTCGTTATATGGTTTGCCAGCCGCACCTTTTCTAGGAGTATCACTAATAATTCTTTTTTCTATCTCAATAGGATTTATCATTTCTTCGCCTTGTAAAAGATTGGTTAATAATAACCCATTCTCAACATAGTTTAAATCACTTATCTGAAATATCTGTTTCTTCGGGTGTTGTAACTTTGCCTTCAATAACTTCATCTTTATCATCTTTTAACATTTTTTGTAATTCGGCAGTAGAACCTACAAACAAGGCATTTTTAATATTATTGTTTGCTGTTTTAGGTAACTCTTTTAAATCTTTTAATTTCTTTTGTAAGTCTTGTAGTTTATCTACAGTATCAGCCACATTCTTAATTAATGCACCTGCAACTTCATAGGCTCTTGGATGTTGGCCTTCTTTTGCAACATCTAATATGCCTTCGATAGCTTCCTGTCCTCTTTCAATAAGATTATAATAGTTTTCTCTACTATACTTATAATCATTATCTACATCAGGATTTTGTTTATCTTCTTTTCTAGGAACTGGTGGTTTGAATTCTTTTTTTTCGGCAGGTAGTTTTGATTCAATACCTAATATTTCATTAACTTTGTCTTCTAATGCCATAATTATTCATCCTATACATCTTCATCTCTAGTTGCATCATAGTTTTTACTATCACTAAAATTTGTAATAGTTGTTGTAAATCCAAAGTCATCATCTGCCTCCGCTGATGTAGGGTTTGGAACTACAACAATTCTTTCTTCTCTCGTAGCGTCTGGTGTATCTGTATATATGTCAGCTTGCGTTTGTTTAATAACTTTTTGTGTCTGCGCTGGTCCGAACAGATATGTTTTTGCTGTAAAACTTAATGTATAAATTACAGCTCTACGAGAATTAAAATCTCCGTCATAACTATCTTCATAGTTAACACTATTTAGTACAATAGGAATATCTCTTTTTAAACTCAACTCTGGTATTACATTGACTGTTACTGTGTAATCAGGTTGAAAATATGGTAAAATTTGTTCTATAATTTGAAGACCGCCTTCAGCAGTTGCTGTAAAACAATATAGATTATAACTAATATTGTAAGGAACTGGTGTGTAATTATAATTCATTACTTTACCATCAGCACTTGATTTTACAGTTTTATATTTTTGTACTTTTGTTAATTTACGGCTGCCATCATAAGAAATACCTGTAATTTCAAAACCCATTCTAGGTAATGTAATTGCAAATTCTCTTTCATCTAAACTGGCTTGTTGGTCAAGTCTAACTAAAAACTTTTCTTTAGGTGCATATGCAAGAGGTACACGAATAGATTGAACAACATTACCTGAACTATCTTTTCTTCTAATTTGTATGTTATTAAAAATCTGACCAAATGCAATGGTCATCTTTCTCATACTTTCGTTATAAAAATATCCAAACATTAAAAGTCTACCTCACCAAATGGATTTCTTTCTGTGAAATCTAATATATCGTCTGCAACTGTAGCTGTATCAAAACCTGCCTCAGTATCTAAATCTAAATTATCTGCATATGGCGATTGTGTTTGTAAAGCATATGTTTCTAATAAGAAGTAATTACTATCATCACTCGCACTATCATTTTCTAATTGTAATGCACCTGAACCATCTTCAAGTGAAACTTGATGACCTAATTGGTCTAATGTATATTGGTCTTCAGCACTATCAATATCTGTAACGCCAGTATCCAATCTTTCTGAATTGTATTCCCAACGAGTTGCTTGTAGTTTATAAACTGGTAAGTTTCCTAATTGAAAGAATGGCTCTTGGTCTTCTACAAATTTAATTTCAAAAAATGAATTCATTAATGGGTAGTAAATAATATCACCTTCGTTAGGTCTACCCTCTTTAATCATTGTATGCTGACTATCAACGGCATCATTCCATCTTCTTTTCGCCAACATAAATGTTGTATCATCTCTAATTTCTAAACCAAACTTGTTAATTAATTCTTGTTGACCTGCAAAACCCTCAGTTGTTTCAATATACATTTCAATTAAATATGAATCATCAAACTTAGATAAACTATCTTCACCTAAGATTAAATCTCTATTGACAAGGGTACGAGGTAGGTAATAGACATCATGGCCATATATTTTTAGGCCTTCAATGATTAAATCTTCGTATAATCTTTTTTCATTGGTATTGCCAATGCCGTTTCCGTTTTGAAAGAAGTGATTAACGGCCATGGCATTATCCTATCATCATTGCTGGATTTAATTCGTATGTGCTTCTAATCTCTTGTTCAAGTTTATTAATATCTTCTTGTGCTTCAGAATAGATTTGTTGGCCGTTTAAAGTTACACCACCAATCATTGCAACACCACCGAATTTAGATAAGTTCGCTCCCCATTGTTTTTTAAATAAAGCAGTTGTATATCTTTTTAGATAAATGTCATTCCATACATCTGTATAAGTTGAGGGGTCTAATTTACGATAACATTCAATTACTAAGTATTCATCTGTAGTTAAATCATTTGTCCAATCCATATCAATGTATAATCTATTATCATGTTGATTAAATCTAATTGGTTTCTCACCTACTAAAACATGGTCTAAGAAATCTAAATGTCTTAAAACTAAATCGTAATTAATAATAGATGTAGATGAAAAGTCATAAAGGTCATTTAATCTTAGTTGGTATCTTACATCAAATAAGTTTAAATTACCTTTATCTGAAAATGGAAAAATATTAATTACAGAAATAATTGATTCTGGAACTACTAGAAAATTATTATCTTCGTACCATGTAGTTGAAACTGAATTTTTTGTGGCTGTTTCTGAACTAGGATTAATAGCAGATAAACGAGTTTTATCAGCAGCAGTCAACTTATATTTTAAGTATGTTCTTCTGATACCGTCATAGTGATATTGCTGAAAATATTGTATAGCCTCGTCAATTCTGTCTTCTAATTGGTCATCACTAGCGTTGACCTCAATGACAGGTTTTCCTAAGCTTCTTAAGCAATACTGTTTTAATGTTTCTCTTGTTGTTGGATTCGCCATTCTATAACCCTTGTTTTACCTTTTCAGGTATATTTATAATAAAAAATTAGTCTTATCCTAATGCAACAGCTTGGGCAATAGCAAATGGTCTTGTAGCGACTGATACACTATTTACTTGAACATCTGTAGTAAAATTAGCTGTACCTGAACCTGTAACATTTACAACACTTGTTAAAGAACCACTTGACATTGATGCTGTTCCGTCAGTTATCGTACCACCAGTAATTGTACCTGAACCTGTGATACTACCAGCACCTGTAATATTACCACCTGTAACTGTCAATGTGCCGTCTGTAAGTGTGGTTGATGTTAAACTTGTTAAACCTGCAATTGTTGTTGATGTAGCACCTAATGAAATAGATGTACTACCAATTGTTACATCTGAATTTGATAAAGACGCATTAGCAATATTTGTTAATGTATTATCTGGACCATTGATAGTTTTGTTTGTAAATGTGTCTGTAGTATCTTTTAGTACAACTGTGCCTGTAGCATTAGGTAGTGTAATTGTTCTATCTGCTGTTGGGTCAACAACTGTTAATGTAGTTTCATAATCATCAGCTGTTGCACCTTCAAATCTAAATGCGTTTTGTACATCAACTGTTGTAGAATTTACTGTAGTTGTTGTACCGTTTACTGTTAAATTTCCTGTGATAGTTGCACTACCACCTACTGTTAAAGCCCCTGTTATATCTACAGCTTCATTTAATTGAATTGAAGTTGAGTCGCTTGATGAAATTGAAGTACCGCTAATTTGCAAAGCAGTCGCTTGAATACCACTTGTTCCATTACCGGTTAAGATTGAGTCTGCTGTTAGTGATGCAACACCAGTACCACCAAAGGCAACACCAATTGTTTCACCAGTTTGATATTCAGCAATACCTGTGGGTGTACCACTTGTAAAGACTAATCTAATCGGTGTTTTATCTGCCATTCATTCCCCCTAAAACAAAAATGCCGGATTGTTATCGTCAAAGGTTGCACTTCCGCCACCTAAAACAGGACTGTCCAATCCGCCAGCATTTGTGTAAACTTGTGTAAAGTTAGCTGCGCTAGTATTTATATTAAATCCTAAATTTGTTGCCACTGTGCCTAAACCTAAAGTGTTTGTAAATATTTCAACATTCTTTTGTATTTTTCTGACAAAAGTAACATCTCTAAATGCTGAACCTAATTGACCTACATCATATTCATTGTGTGTGTCTGGTGTTAAGTCAGTTGAAATAGATGTTAAATCAACATTACTTACTGATTCTTCAATAATCTCTTTTATTGTAATTACATCTCCATTAACAGGAGCTGTATTAAAAGTTAATGTTGTACTTGAAACTGAATAGTCTGTAGTCGGTCTTTGATACACACCATTCAAAAATACCATTACATTATCATCATCTGCACCGCTCGTTACAGTGAAAGCTGTTGTTGAACCATCACCTGTATAATCTCTTACTGCTCCTGTAACTGCAAGTCCGCCAGAACCACCAGAAATTGTAATTGTTTTTGTCGCACCTGTACCTGAAGCAGTTACACCAGAACCAACAAAGTTTAATGTTGTAGCCGCTGTCGAAAGACTTGAACCTTCATCTTGTACAGTTAAAGAACTTCCGCCACCACCACTTTGGTCTACCCAAGCATAATCACTTCCATCATAACTTAATACTTGATTTGAAGAGGCACTTGATGTATTTAAATGAGTATCGACATCACTATTAGCGTAAGATGAAGAATTACCAATTTCTTTAATAGTGCCACTATCATTAATATAAATTTTCTGAGCGGAAGTATCTACGGCAACTTCACCGGTTACAATATCACTTGTAGTAGGTGTTGCTGTTCCTCTTTTGAGTTTAATTACCGTAGTCACAAAAATCTCCTAATTATATCAATTATTAAAATGTGCCGCCATCAATTGCTGTAACTGTAACATTACCCGAAGATACTGCAAAGTTATCAGAACTGAATGAAGCAGAACCAATATTTGATGTAGATGCTAATTCACCTGCGATTGTTAAAGTATCGCCTGAGAATGTTGCGTCAACACCTTCACCACCTAAAATTGTCATAACACCACCAAGTGAGATTGTTGATGTTGTTGAACTATCATCTGCAAAAGTTATTGTAGAGTTAGATAGTTTAGCATTTGGTATTGAACCTGCTAATTTAGCTGCCTCAATCGAACCTGCTAACATAGCATTTGTAATACCTAAAGCTTTAACTTGTAAAGCATCACTTGATACTTCGATAGAACTATCATCTACTGCAACATCTAATTGGTTACCTGTTTTAGTTAAAGCATCACCAGCACTAATCTGACCTGCACCAGAGAATTGTGAGAATGTGATGTTTGTTGTACCAAAAGTAGGAACTCCATTATGTGTTGCAACATAACCGTTATCTGCATTACTTGTACCTTGTTCTACAAAGAAGAAAGTACCGCCAGTTAACTCAGCAGCTGTGTCTGCATCTGGAGCTCTCGTTAATACGAAAGCAGTAGAACCATCACCTACTGTAGTTACTGTGTAAATACCGTTTTGTGTTTGTGTTGTTTGGTCTTTAACAAGAACTCTATCACTTGCACTTGGTGTAACACCGTCTATTGATAATGCACCGTTTGATGAAGCGGTTAAAGTACCTGCGCCGTTATCGTATGTCGCTGATAAGTTACCTGTTGTAGCAACTGCAACTGATTCTTTAACATCTAAACCGTTTACAACACCGTCAACATATGCTTTGTTAGCTGCGTCATTATCAGCAGTTGGTGTTGATACATTAATAATTTTACTGTTATTAACATCAACATCACCTGTACCGTTAGGGTCTAATACTAAATCGCCATTAGCGTCTGTAGATGAAATTGTGTTGCCATTAACTCGTATATTATCAACATCTAATTGAGTTACGCCTGCGATAGATGTACTTGAAGCTCCAAGAGCAACTTCAGTTGAACCGAAAGTAACTGAACTATTTGTTAACGAACTATTGCCAATATTTGATAATGTGTTTGAACCACCACTAATTGTTTTGTTTGTTAATGTTTGTGCATCATCTAAATCTACTAATGTTGCATCAGAAACAGCTGTATTGAACTCAGCAAATGTTCCTGTTACAGTAGCTTCAGATAAATCAACTGTTAATGTATTACTTGCACTATCAATTGTTTTATTAGTAAGTGTTGCTGTTGAAGAAGTTGAAACTAATCGAGCATCACCACCAGTTCCTGGTAATGTTAAGGTGTTAGAAGCAGCTTCTGAATGAGGAGCACCAATAACTGTTTGTGCATGAGCATTACTTGATTCACAATACAATAATATTTTTGAAACAGTTGAACCATCATTTTTAAGGTCTAAAACACCTGGTGTTACTGTTAGAATATCATTACCACCAATTCTTACATCAATTTGGTCATCTGTATCTGCTGTGATTGAAGTATCGCCGTCCGCATCTAACTTCAATTCTGTGCCATTCATGTCTAGGCCATTAAATACAGCATTGTCGTCAAAGTCAATACTAATAGTATCACCTGTAACAGCAGTATTAATACCTGTACCACCTGTAATTTTTAATGTATCGTTTAATAAATTAATAGTAGCTGATGTAGAACTTTCATCAACGATAGTTAATGTAGTTGCAACATTGACTGTACTTGCAGCTGTTAAACGACCTTGTTGGTCAACTGTAAATGTAGGGATAGCAGTAGTAGAACCATAAGAACCTGGTGTTACTGCCGTGTCATCTAAGTCAATTGAAATATCATTATTAGAAACAGTTGTAGTGATACCTGTATCACCTGTGAAATTAATCGTTTCACCTGTACTTACAGAGTCATTTGTACCTACATCAGCACCTATAGAGAGAGTTTGTGTGACTGTGCCGAATGAAAGGTTACCAGAACCGTCTGTTTGTAAGAATTGACCAGAAGAACCATCGCCATCTGGAAGAACAAAAGTGGTTGTACTTGTTACTGCGTTAGGAGCTTTTAACGCAATATAATTTGTGCCGTTATTTGTTCCTTCATTTAATTTTAATGAACCGCCTACAGTTGTAGAATTACCTATGTTTAGCGTATCAATTGCTAAATTTGAATCTACTGTTAAAGCTGAACTTGCTGTTAGTGTACCATCTACATGGTCTAATTTATCTACGAAATATTGGCCACCTATTACAGTGACATTGTTTGCATAACCATCACCGCCGACACCACCTTCACCAATAAACAGTCTATCACCGTTATTGCCTTGGGTACCTGTTCCATAAGTATATGCTAATTCACCGAGGTATAAGTCCGACGGAGCTGAAGTATTTGCACTTCTTTTAATTTGAATAATTGTTGACATTTATCTTAGCTCCTAAAAGTTTCCGCCATTGAATATAATTGTACCTGTATTGGTTTCAATGGTCGTTTTTGTTACAAATTTATCACTTGGGGCATCATATTGTAATAAGGCGCCATCGGTAAGTGTACTAGAATCAACATCTGTTAAACTTCTAAGTCTGTTAACATTCTGTACAGACAAATTTGTACTAGGGACTTGTACGGATACTTGTTGTGGTCCCGCTGAAGTTGAGGAGTTAATATTTGCTCTAACTCCGCCAGTTTGATTAATAACTGCTTTAACCATTAATGGTTCCTCTCTCTTTTGTAATATTTATAAAGAAAAAATACTGAGGAAAAGATTTATTATACTTTAGGATTGACAGTTATAATGCCTTCAATCACTCTTGTGACTGTACTATCTGAGGTTTTTGTGATATAAACATCATAGACATATCTGGATGGCGCATCTAGGGCTGCGGTTTGTGTGTCTGTTAATGATAAAGAAATGACACCTGTGGTGGTGTCACTAGCAATTGTAGTTGTAATAGTTGTGTATGTTGAAGACCCATAAGCATTGGCCATTTTGGCCTCTGCTGTGTAACCGTCTAAATCAACTGCATCTCCAGATGAGTTGGTAACTGTTACATCTGAGGTAAAAGTTGCCCCTTGGTCTATTCTAAGATTCGCTACTGCTGCCATTGAATTGTTTTATACCTTCTCCGATTTTTTCATTGTAGTATTTTGTCAATACATCAATCTTTTCCAATTCAATTTCATGTCGCACTTTAGAAGTTTGTAACTCTTGTCTAGCTGCTATCGTGTTTCTTAACTCTAACGGCAACACCTCTAAATCATAATCTTTGCCGTCTATTGATATAACATTCTTTGGTTGTTCACTCATAATTATAACTTTTTGTTTTCTCTTTTTAATTGTTGAATTAATTTATCTTTTGTCAATCTTTTATCTAATTCAACACCAATTTTTCTGCCAAGTTTTTCAATCTCAGCTTTTGTTTTTTTCTCTAAGCCTTTTAAGTCTAATTTTTCTGCCTTTTTAGTCAAAACTAATGGCTTAGGAAAAATAAAATTTTTAATTTTTTTAAAGATATTCATAATTTGTCCTCTATGGTTATTTATAATAGATTATCTGTAATTATTTCATTTCTTCAAATGTTAATGGTTTTGCATCATGTATAGTAGTTTTTTTAACAGCTGTAGGTTTCCAAATTTGTTTAAAATTGAAAGATACTGATATTCTCCATGATTTTTGACCTTTTTCTTTACTTGCATTAACATCTACTTCATGCGTTAACCAACCTGGAAACATTATTAATCTACCAGGTATAGATTTGTAATGTACTTGGCTCAAATGTTTTTGCCATTGTTCTGGTTTTTCTTTTATAATTGGTTGGTCCATAATTTTTTGAGGAGCTGGGTCGCTAAACCAAATATTACCTGAATTTTCAGGAACTTGGATATAATATACGCCTGACCAGAGAGCGCCAGGATGTACATGATTTTTATTATGAGAACCTTTATAGTTTACATTTGCCCACATATTATCTATCATAGGAATTGTATCAGTATTATATTCTTCATGTTTAAAAATATCATTTTGCATTTTAAACAATTCACTTACAAGGTCTTTAAATTCTTTTTTTTGGTGCATTGTAACTGCACTATGCCAACCTGTTGTATTTGACCTGAATATTCCTTTTTCATCTTCTTTTTTCCATTTTAAAATATTTTTAATTAATTCTTTGTTTAATGCTTCAGAATTTTCAACATCTTTAAAATATATTCTTGTTGGAAACCAAAACTCAGGAGTTGTGTTAAAATTTTTATCAGACATTATAAAACCTATACAAATGTAGGACCGTGAATCCAACCAACAATAGCCAGTCTTTCACCTTTTGTAACTTTAGTAATTTTATGTGGAATAAAAGAAGGATAAATGATACAAGTTCCTTTTTGACGCAAAGCCATTTTATCTACCTTAGAACCTATAAATTCAATATCACCACCCTCATAGTCATCACTATCACTTAACTGAATTGTAAAACTTAATTTTCTGTGACAAACTTTATTTCCTAAATCAGTGTGCCAATCGTAATGTCCGCCCTTTTTGTATCTCATAATCATAGGGGTATCATTATCTAAAAACCCAGCTAGATTAAACTTAAATCTAGCGCCATTAGCTTGTTGAGCTAATTCTAAAACTTTAGTAATTGGCCAACCTTGTTGGTTAATTGGACAAGTTTGTTGTTCAACAAACCTTACTTTTTTATTTACACCACCGCCAATTGTTTCACCAGCTAACCACAATTCTTCTACTAATTTATCTTTAATAGCATTGCATTGCTCTTCATTAAAAAACTGTGTATGTAAAATTGAACAAAATTGATTATTTGATTTTATTTCTACCTGCTGTTCTTTCTTTTCCTGAACATCATCATCTTTTTTTGTCATAATTATCTCCTCAAAATAATATTATTTTCTATATAATATCACAATTATTAGTTATTGTCAATGGTTTCCTGTCTTCTATATAAATCAAAAAATATAGTTAAAACCAATCTACCACTATATTTATCGTCTTCATTTCCAAAGTTTCCTTGTGGTTGATGTGGTAACTGAGAGTTGTATAATACAAATCTATTGTATTTGTTTGACACTGTTTCAAAATGATTTCTTTCCTTATCGTATATCAATGTACCTGTATCATTTTCAGGATTAGGATGTAAATAAATTACACCTGCATATCTGATATCCGAACCGGTTGTATCATCTTTGTGTAAAAAAGTTTGTGTGTTTTTGTATGTTAGAGAAAAACTAAATTGAGCCGTGTGTTTTAAATATGAATCATCCATTGTATCAAGGCCTTGCATTTTCATAACAGCCTTGTCTACCTGTTTGACCATATAGTCATACATTGATTTTGTAAAATCTAAATTGTGAAAATAGTCTGTACGAATACCAGGAAATCCACCAACACCTTCTGTATGTTCGTGTGGTTCATAGAATTTGAATTTAGTTAAAGCTAAATCTCTAACTTCATCTGGATTTTCAAAAAAATCATCTAATATAATATAATCACTCATTCTTAAATTGTCACTTCTGTCCAGGTACTTTTTTACTTACTCCACTACCCCAACCTCTACCAAAATTATTAGTTTCTTTCACCAACCAATCCAATACTTTCTTAGACCTTTGTTGTTTATTATATTTAGATTCTTCAATTTCTTCTTGTGTAGGAACTCTATTTAATTTAACACCTTTTGGATTCAAATGTGGCATAGCATGGCCATTTTCGGCAGCCTCTAACCATTTCCTCATGTTCATACTGCGATTGGGTTTATATTCTTGTTGCCAATTGCCGGTAAATTTATTTTGTACCATACGGCCTTTTCCTGCTGGAGGTTTCGGTTTACGAAACCACCACTGAGAAATTCCTTTTCTCATATCCATGGCTTTTTTGAAAAATGCTTTAGGGTTTTCTTTAAATTCTTTATAATCTTCCATAGACTGTTTTTGTAATTCAGCCATGATATTTTCTCTACGCCAACGCCACTCTCTTTGGTCTTCTTTTTCTCTATACATTTCCTCAAACTCTCTAAGGTCGTGTATGGTTTTTTCACCTCTAGCAACAGCTTCTTTTAATTCAGCATATGCGTGAAGATTATGAACTTCCCATTCAAAGTTTTTTGGAATTTTATATTTAAATTGTGTTGGTATGTCTTTAGAATTTTTACTCATTTCAATCCTTTTAATTACAAAAAATATTTATATAGTTTGTAAAACTTATATTATGACCACTGAAGTGATACGCCGTGTATTTTTACTGTATTATTTGCCAATGCTAATTTCCATCTCATAGACTGACCTGTAGGTTGTCCTGAAATGTCTGCTTGACCAGTAAGAATTCTTTGTCCACTAGAACCTGTTATATAACCACTATCTGAAAGAGTAGCGTTTGTAAAAGTTGTACCACCATCTCTACTTATACTAGCTATAATATCTGTATTTAAAGTTGGTGTATCTACATTTTCTTCAAAAACAACTATTCTAGCATTTGTAGCTTCAGATGCAGCTGTAAATGATGTAGAAACAATTGTAGTAGCTAATGTTGTTGCTCCTGCTTCTGGTCCATTAAATGATGAATATAAAAACACATAACCGTCAGCGTCTGCCCATTGGTTTCCTCCACCACTCAAAGAGGTAAAAGAACCTGGATTACCTGAACCTTCTCCGTATTCACTAAACAATGGAATACCAACAGGACCACCTGCTTTTGCTGAAATTGTTGGTTGATTAGGATTAGATGGTTCTACAGATGATGTGTTATCAGTATCATTTGTTGCCCCTGCGCCACCTTGAATTGTTACTCCGCCTGAAACGGCTGGATTACCAATGTAAGATGAACCTCCGCCGCCGCTAGCTGCGTGACCAGCGGGACCAGGACCTGTACCACCGCCGCCATAAAAACCTGCACCGCCAGCTGCTGATGAGTGAGTATTAGTGCTACCTAAACCTCCGTTCAGATATGAACCGTTTGTTGCTGTACCTTCATCACCGCCAGCTTGACCACCACTTGACTGGCCGCCACCTCCAGCAGCTGTTCCAGTATAAGGAGTGCTGCCTGCTTCTGATTGAGATGCTGTTTGAGAATCTCCTCTTAAACCTGTTAATCCGCCTCCATTACCGCCATAACCAGGATTTGGACCTAAAGCGCCGGCGCCGCCACCGCCGCCTGCAATTAATAACATTTCTGGAGTAGGTTCATTAACACCTGTTGTATTTCCATTTACAATAGCAGATAAACCTCCTGCACCACCAGCCCCCCATGAATCTTGGCCTCTCGCATAACCGCCATTACCTAATGACCTCACACCACCATTCGGTCCTCCTGGAGCTGGGTCTGAACCATGAGAATTTGAAAGTCCGCCTTCACCTACTACAATTGATAAAACTTGTCCGCCTGTAACTGCTAATTCTCCGTAAGCAAAACCACCTGAGCCACCTGAGTCGAACTGACCTGCACCTGAAGGCGTTGAACCGCCTCCAGCACCTATCACAAAAGCATTTAAAGCTGTAACGCCTGTTGGTACAGTATAAGTTCCGTAAGTACCTGAACCATAAGCTGGGTTAGTACCTGCTGTTGATGTATCTGGTTCTGTTACAGATGATGTAGTAAAACCTGCTGATGCTATTATAGTTGTATCTGCATTTAAATAATAATCGTTTGATGCGTTATAAGTATCGTTTGAACCTTCAGCTTCGTCTGTACCTGATTCATCATTAAATTCATCTACAACACCATCAACAAGATTAAATACAGTTAATCCCTCATTAACGGCCATTTTGAAACCTAAAAGAGAGATGTTATAATTAGCATTATCTAATTCTGTAGAATTTATGTTAGCGTCTGTAATTTTAGTTGTCATACTTCTATTTATCTCCCTATGCCGGCAACTCTCTAATTTGTATTGCTACTCCAGATGCCGGAGCAGTTGTAAAGGTTAAAGTTGTTCCAGAAATAGTGTAATCGTTAGTTGGTTTTTGACAAACACCGTTTTCAAATACTAAAACCGAATCAACCGTGACACCACTTGTTACTGTAAAATCTGTTGTTGTTCCGTCACCTGTTGCATTTCTTGTAACAGATGCTTTTACAATATTACTTGTTTGAATCCATTTAACTTGTGTAGCTGAATTATCATAAACTAAAAATCTGTCATTCGTAGCAGCTCTTTCTGCCAATTCGTTTAATGATGTGAATGAAGCATCACCTACAATAGCGCCGTCATATGCAATACCTAAGTAAATTACAAAAACAGTTTCGCCACTTGCTGGGGCTTCTGTAAATGTGATTTGAGTACCGCCATTTGCTAAATTATAGGCAGATGATGGTTCTTGTACCACACCTGAAACGGAAACTAAAATTGAACTTGTAGAAGCAACTGTATAATCTAAAGTGAAAGTAACTGTGCTACCATCAGCTGTTAGACTTTGCCTTTCAAATGCTCCGTATTGTGGTTCTCTACCTATATAAGCCATTTAATTACCTTACTATTCGTTTACCTGTGCAACTGTTTTACCAAAGTATCCAGTTGTTTCGTCAATTTTTCTTGTTTCGCCCTCAGCAGTTGCATCATATACACCGTCAGCAGGTAATTGTACAATTACTGTGCCATCAGGTTTTTTTAATTTTGCACCTGTTTGAGGAGAAGCATTAACTTTTGCTTTTGTTTCTGATAATCTTTCAACTGCCATTTTTTAACTCCATTGTAAAGATACACCATGTATCTTAACCTGATTATTTGCCAATGCTAATTTCCATCTCATAGACTGACCTGTAGGTTGTCCTGAAATGTCTGCTTGACCTGTTAGAATTCTTTGTCCTGAACTACCGGTAACATAACCACTATCACTTAAAGTAGCAGTTGAGAAAGTTGTACCACCATCTCTACTAACTGAAGCTATAATATCTGTATTTAAAGTTGGTGTATCTACATTTTCTTCAAAAACAACTATTCTTGCTGTTGAAGCTTCTGCTGAAGATGTAAAGGCTGAAGATACAATTGTTGTTGAAGTTGCTGAGGATGTTACAGGAGATGATGTTAATAAAACATAACCGTCTTCACCATTTTGTGATGGTTGAGGGTCAGCTACAGATGTTGTACCTTCACCAATATTTCCTAAAGGACTAAAAGGACCATCTGCTAAGCCATTTACACTTGGACTATTACCACCTTGTATTGCGCCTTCACCAAATCCATCTGCAAAAGGACCTGAGTTTCCACCTTCACCTGCATATGTGCCTCCACTTGAAACAAGTGGGTTGCCGTGATATGATGAACCGCCGCCACCACTGCCGTGACTTGATGTTGAACCGTTTGAAGGTCCAGGCGTATATGAGCCTCCGCCGCCGCCATAAAATCCAGAACCCCCACCACCGCCAGTGTGATTTGAACCTGAATCGCCGCCTATAAATAAATTTCCTGGATTTGCATTACCTTGTTGACTTCCTTGACCAGAAAGGTCGCCGTCAGCGCCTTGTCCGCCAGCTGTCTGTGAACCTCCACCACCAGTTGTTTCTCCGACCATAGCCGTTTGTGCTAGATAATCTTCTCCGCCACCATAACCATGTAAACCTCCGCCGGCACCACCAAAACTTTTTTCCAGGTCACCACCTTGAGCGCCTGCACCGGCTCCGCCAGCACCCACAAGATAAACTTGAGGAGCAGCTGCGTTTGCTGTTTCAGAACCTGTAATAGTTGATGGTACAGGTGAAGTGAAAATTGCCGAAGCTCCTCCGCCGGAACCTCCATAACCATCTCCATTTGGACCTGAACCGCCGCCGCCTAATGAACGACCTGATTCATAACCACCTGGTGAACTACCTGCTCTGCCACCTTCACCCACCATAATTCTTAATACATCTCCTCCTGTTACAGGAAAAGAACCGTATGCCATACCGCCGCCTGCGCCGCCACCATAACTTGCAACTGGACCAGCACTACCACCACCAGCACCAAAAACATAACCCGTAAGTGTTGTAACGCCTGTTGGTACAGTAAATGCACCTAAAGTACCTGAACCATAAGCTGGATTAGTACCTGCTGTTGATGTATCTGGTTCTGTTACGGATGTTGTTGTAAAGCCTGCTGAACCACCACTTATATTTACGCCGTCATCTGTATTAGAGTTAATGTAATAATCAGAAGCTGCTACATATTTGTCGTTTGAACCTTCTGCCTCGTCTGTACCAGATTCGTCATTGAATTCATCCACAACACCATCTACTAAATTAAATACAGTTAAACCTTCGTTAACTGCCATTTTGAAACCTAATAAAGAAATATTAAAAGCATTTTTCTGTACATCAGATTCAATAACTGAAGTATCGACTGTAAGTTTACCAGAAGCTATAGCTGCACTAGGAGAAACATCAGCGTTAACAATAGAACCGTCTTCAATTTTAGAACTATCTACTGCGCCGTCTGCTATTGCACCTTTTGTTACTTTTGTTAATGCCATTTTATTTTACCTTACTATTATTTATTAAGCCCATTGTAAAGAAACACCGTGAATTTTTACTGTATTATTAGCTAACGCCAACTTCCATCTCATTGATTGGCCTGTAGGTTGACCACTTATATCGGCCTGACCTGTTAAAATTCTTTGTCCACTTGAACCTGTTACATATCCTGAGTCAGATAATGTCGCTGTGCTAAATGTTGTACCACCATCTCTACTCACTGAAGCTATAATATCTGTATTTAAAGTTGGCGTATCTATATTTTCTTCGAACACTACGATACGAGCACTTGAAGCTTCAGATGCAGCTGTAAAGGCTGTTGATATGATTGTTGTAGATGTTGTACTAGCAGTAGCAGCTGTAGGTGCATTATCAAATAATACATAACCGTCTTCACCTGACCCCTGAGGGCTTGGATTAACACCCCCCTCATTTGTACCTGCAACATAAAAAGGACTTGATACACCGCCACCTTGAGAGGTGCTACCGTCTTCAGTTGTACCAGAAGTTATTTGAGGATGTCCGTAATATGATGAACCTCCACCTGCGCCGCCGTGAGGTGCGTTGTAGTGCCAACCGCCTCCTCCGCCGCCCCAATAACCGGCACCGCCACCCATACCGTAAGTATTTCCCGGTCCTGGTTCGACATATGTTGTACCTACACCACCTTGTAAAAATCTTCCTGATTGAGCGTTAGTTGCTCCTTGGCCGCCAGCTGACTGTGAGCCGCCACCGCCAGCGTCACTACTGTTTGTTCTACCTGTTTGTGCTACATCACCACCAGCATAACCTTGTAAACCTCCGCCGGCGCCGCCAGGCACACTATTATTTGCCCCACCGCCAGCAGCAACTAGATAAACTCCTGGAGCATAAGGTGAATTATTTTGCATTGTTGAAAATGAAGCTACAGCTGGATTAAAAATACCTGAAAGACCTCCGCCAGACGCCCTTACATTATTAGTACCTGGACTATTTGGTTCAGCAGACGAACCAGCGCCACCTGTATAACTATATCCATCAAATCCACCTTGTGGGTCTGATTCACCCCCCACACCACCTTCTCCTACCACAACTTCAATTGTTTGGCCAGGAGATACTGCAAGCGTTCCAGATGAAAAGCCGCCGCCACCAGATGTTGTATCAGTTTGATGGTGTCCTCCACCAGCACCCCAAGTATAAACATTCACTTCTGTTACACCAGTGGGCACAGTAAATGAGCCAAAAGTACCTGAACCGTAAGCTGGATTAGTACCTGCTGTAGATGTGTCTGGTTCTGTTACGGATGTTGTTGTAAATCCAGCAGAAACAGTTGGTATTGAAATACCAGAGTCAGTAGTATTGTTAATATAATAATCGGAAGCTGCTACATATCTGTCGTTTGAACCTTCTGCCTCATCTGTACCAGATTCGTCATTAAATTCATCCACAACTCCATCAATTAAATTAAAAACTGTAAGGCCTTCATTTACGGCCATTTTGAAACCTAATAAAGAAATATTAAATGCGTTTGTATCTTGTTGTGAAGTATCAATTGCTCCCCAACTACCATCACCAGCAAGATATACACTTGAAGAACCTGGTTGTGAAATTGAAGATGTAGCAACTTTACTTGCTGTTGTAATTTGGGCTAATTTTGTATCTGCAATAGCAGCTGATGAATTAATATCTGCATTTACTATTGAACCATCGGCAATTTTTGCTGAGGTTACAGCACTATCTGAAACTGTTGTGATTTGTGAATCGAAAACACCAGGATTTAAAACTACAATTGTATGTCCGTTTGTGGGTGCTGAAGTAAAAGTAATTCTTCTTAATCTATTTGCGCCGTCTAAACCTACTGTATAATCTGTTGTATCAAATTTTCTTACATCATTTACAAATACTTGAAGGTCATTGCCTGAACCGGCAGGAATATTACTACTAACATCAAAAGTAGTAGTTGAGCCATCACCTGTGAATGTATCTTTTTCTGTAATACTCCTTCTTATATTTGAAGGATTTTTTCCAATATAAGGCATTAATATTCCCTCTCTTAATTCTTATTAAACATCTTCAAGTACAGATAGTACAGCATCTACTGTAGATGTTGAACTCGCTGAAACTCTAATTACATCTCCAGCCGTACCATTATTTTGTAACACAATTTTATTTCCCGCCATAATTTCCAATGAGGATCCGGCAGGAATTGTTGCATCTTTAATAATGTGAGCGTCTGTTCCATCATAACCATCTAAGAAAACACTAGCGGTACAACCAGTATTAGTTGTATTTGATAAAGTGATACCGATAACGATACTTTCTAAGGCAGATGAACCAGAACCAGCAGGAGTAGTATATAATGCGTCTGCACTAGCTCCTGTGCTAGTACCTGCGCCGTTTACTACATTTCTTTTAAAATCGTTTGCCATGGTTTCTTCCTATTATTTATACTTCTATTTATACTATTTATAAAGTTATCCTAAAGCAATTGACTGTGCAATAGCAAAAGGTCTAGTTGCAACTCTAACAGAATCCTCAGTTATTGTTGCAGCTTCAACTGAGCCTGTTGTGGTTATATTATCATTGTCAAAATTTACTGTTCCAGATGTACTGGTAATTGAAGTTGTTGATATATCACCAGTTATAGTTCCAGTCGTTGTAATATTATCATCACCAAAACTAACTGTACCACCTGTGTCTGTAATCGAACCTGAACCTAAAACTAAAGTTGTTCCGATTGTTGCAGCTGTTGATGCAATACTTGTTAGTCCTGATACTGTACTATTTAGTGCTACTGTTAAAGTATCAGTTGATGATACTGTAGCAGTAATATTACTGCCAGATGAAATTCTAAAAACATCACCAGAATTAACTTGTTGAGTTGTTGAACTATCATCAGCAATAGTAAATGCTGTTGTAACGGCAGAATTAACTTCATTAATAGCCGCAACAATAGATGAGGTATCTGTAGTACCTAGTAAACCTAAGTCACCTACATCTGTACCTAAACTATTGAAGGTGGTTCTAAAACCTTCTAGTGTATCGGATGTTGCTACGCTTCTAACTGCCATTATTTGTTACCTAAATTTTTAATTAATTCTTTAATTTCGTACAATTCTTTCTTTAAATTATTTATCTCTTTACAAGCATTTCTAATTTGGTCACCTTGTTCTTCTCTGGATTTTATTCTATTTCTAATCATTTTATATTCCTCATAGGCTGTTCTATTAGTGTTAACAATACCGTTAGAGTTTTTATCTCTTTTTAATCCAGGATATTCTTGTATTTTTACTAAACTCATCTTAACTGTACGCTATAACTCTTAAATCTTTAATTTTTGGAATGAATACCGTATTAGACGATTTCATAACAATTTTTAATTGTAAATTTTTAAAGTCAGCAATATTATTTACATTAATGGTTCTTTCAGTAAATATATTAATTGCATCTTTAGTAGTTATTGCAAAATTTGTATTTGTATATTTTAATTTATTTAAATCAGCATCATCATCCCACGCTCTATAGTAAACTTTAACATCTGAATTTTGTGGAATATTTGCATCAAATAAAATTCTTAAATTTTCAGCAGATGTATCTAAAACAAGTGTTCTTGTAATATAGTTTGCTAAGTTAGTTGAACCTGTAGGTGCATAATCATCTACGAAACTGTCAAATTGTTTGATTGCCCAATTTAAACTGTCTTTTCTAACACCCATAACACCAGATGAAACTGTTTCTGTAGCGTTTGCGTCAAGTGTAATAGAACTAGCACCTACAGCTGATACTGTACCTATAACTTTTTTCTCTAACCTTTCAGCAGTACCGCCATCAGGAGTTACAACTTCGTAAACAGTTGTAGAAATAATTTTATCGCCTACATCTATTCTGCTTGTATTATCAGCTGAACTATTAATTGTTACACTGCCTGTGCTTGATGTGTGAGTACCATTTAAGTTAAACTCATACCAATCATTTACAACATCTAGGTAAACTGTATTTGTAGTAGGTAAATCTGCAAAGGCACTGCCTAATGTAATTGTTACTTTATTGCCGTCAGAAGATTCAGCATAATGTGTATTATCAGAAACTTCTTGTACATCATCAATTGCATATGTGCCGTTAATTTTACTTGCTAAGACACCTTCAATTTTTAGATTTGCACCAATTTGAGCATTTGCTAAAATGTTATCAGCTGCATCAATCCAAGTAACTAATTGTCCGTTACCATCTGAATTTTCTGAAATTTCAATAACACTTCTACCAACAATCTTAAATGCAACACCTGTTTGAGCAGATAATCCATTAGCTGTTAATTCTAATGATGTGTTGTTTGTAATTGAATCTACAACACCGATTGCTGTATCACCAACTCTAATTGTATCACCAACTTTAACTTCGGTTTCAAAAGATGTTCCCGAACCTGTTATGGTCGTTGTACCTGTTCCAGATGTAATTGTACCTGTACCTGTAATGAAACTATCAGCATCAGCCACCGTACCATCTTCTAATAAAACTCTTTCATCCACTGTATCTACATTTAAGTCACTAGCAGATTTATTATCAATTAAGTTAGATATTGCGTAAACAGATTTTTTCTGTAAGTCAATTACTGGCGAAACATTTGTATTTGTTGATGTCATTTGTACACTAAAAGTAAGCGTTGGAGTTTTTACTTGTGGTGTTGAACTTAATAGAGTTTCGTTTTCATAACTCTTAATAACTTTTCTATTTTTAAAATCGTAATTTTGATTTGGAACAAATGGTAAATTGCCAGAAGCTGTACCTGTTGTATCAGTAGCATTTACAACATAAGATAAAGAAGTGTCTGCTAATACAACATCACTACATTTATAATACATTGTATCCATGTTTAATTGTCTTGTACATCTTACAGCACTTCCGCCATAAAAACCTTTAACAAAATTAGCAGTAGTACCTTCTAATAAAGAATCACCATTTGCGTCTGTTGTTTGTAATGTAATTAAGAATGAATCTTTAGTTATACCTGTACCTGATACTGTATGTGAACCATTTAACAATGTTTCTGGTGCACCTGTTGTTGAACTGCCTGTACCATACAATCCTTTAGCCACGCCAGAAATAACTACTATATCACCTGAAGTAAATCCGTGATTTCTAGCTTTTACTCTAACAGTTGTAGAACTTGTTGTAAATTCAAAAGGATTTGAACCTAAAGTAAATGTTTCAGGTGGTAATGCTTTTAAAGGAACACTAGCTGTTTGTGAAATGTTAAATGTACATTGATTTAATTTAAATTTCATATCCAATAATGGACTTTGTACAAACTCTTGTGTATTTTGAGAAGCATATAAAGCACCTGTCAAAGGCTGTTTAGCAATAACATTTGTAGTTATAATATCCGTTTGACCTAATTCTGATACAAACATTTGACAACCTGGTTCATCAACTTTAGCTACAATTGCATATGTTTCACCATCTCTTAAATAAACAGGAGAATGAAACTTGAAATTAGTTGCTGTTGCGCCATTTGTTGATGTATTAATCTCATCAATTCTTTTTACAACAGTTGTAAATGGAATAATTCTACTTGTAGGCACACCATTGTCACACACTCTTAATTCTACAATAACAGGTCTACTACCCGCTTCTGAGAAATATAAATCAACAGATGACACAAATACACCACCTGGTGATTCTACAGTAAATGTTTGTGCTAGAGGGTCATGGCCGCCTCCGCCTCCGCCGCCGCCTCCACCGTTATTTGGTGGTGGTAAACTTCTGACAAATCTTGAGCCGTTTGATGTTCTTCTAATTGAACGCTCTGCAAAAACTCTATCTTGTGCAAATCGAATGCTACGAGAATTTACAACAGTAGCTTCTTTTTCTAATGTTAATCCTACTGCATTATAAATTGCTGTACCTTTACTGTCAAATAAATCATCACTATTAGATAAATTATCTGTTAGTGTTATTGTTCTTTCACCTGTTCTAAAAGTATTTGCTGGTATATTGAATACACCTACAACTTGACCTGCTGTATCTGTTCTTAGAGTATCACTTGTGGATTTCATAGTAGGCGCTGTTGTTGTGCTTGTGCCATCATTTATACTTGTAAGTGTAGCTGTATTAAAATTATTTCCACCTGTGTCAATTGTACCTGTAACTGTTTCACCGATTGCAAAACCATTTTTGATGTTTACAATAAATGTATCAACATTGTCTGAAACTACAGCATTTGCAGCTGCAACAACACCACTAGCTTGTAATCTTAATAATTTTCCTCCATCATTTGATGGATAAGCTGATGTTGAATAAGCATCAAATTTATCTATTGTAGAACCATCTACATTAGCTAATGTTAAAGTTGTGCCACTTACACCTGTTACTTTAAATGTTTTTAAGTTTAATTGTTTTGAGTGATTACTACCCAAAGATGTAATAGTTGTTGTTACATTATTAGGCAACTGATTTAAGTTTGATACAATGCTAGGATTAGCTCTGTTTGCATCAAAGTTATACAAATAAACATGGTGACCGGGTAAAATACCAGAAGCACTATTTACTGTTAATGTAAAACTAGAAGCGCCTGCATCTGAGGTAATATTAGTAATTGCTGATACAGTTGTTGCTGTATGTGTATCATTTTTAATTACATCACCAATTGAGAATGCTTGTTGTACAATACCATTTGCATCTGTTCTTGCTGGGTCATCAGCTAGAATTGTACCCTCAGCAGTTTCTAATGTAAAGTTTAATGAAGCTGCACCTGCAATTTTTGTTAAATTAAATTTGTCCGCTGGTGTAATATTATTATTAACATCATCTTTATCAAAGAAACCATAAAACTTAGTATCAGGTTTTAAATTTCTTGCAATGAATGTTACAGGTTTTTGTCTTATATATGGAATGTATGATACATCTACAACTCTATCTCCGTAATTAATAGAATTAGTTGAAGTTACAGCTGATGTTCTAATACCGTTTCTAGTTGCTGTACCTGTAAATGTTGTAATTGTGTTTTGAAAAATAGCTCTTCCAGCCTGAAACTGTCCACCAACATCTCTTGTAGATGAACCTGTCCAGTTATTTTGCCATTCATTCCATTGTGTTCCTGTTACACCTAATTCATCAGCAATAAATCTAATTGCATCTAAATTATTATCGTCTGTAACTGTTAAATCAGGTCTTCTATCTGTTTCTTTCCAATTATCTCCTTCAGGAAATAGTGAAACTTCTCCTCTAAATGCACCAATTTTATATGGATTGACATCAATAGCTCTTGTAGCATAAGGATTAAAGATAAATGATGTTTCAGAATAAGGTAATGTAATAACATCACCTGTTCTTTGATAATTTTGTGTTGCTCTTTGAGTACCTGATTGTAGGTTTTCAGCAATCTCTAACGCATCTGTAAAGTGCATTGGTCTCAATTCTCTATTTTGACTGTCAATAGCAATTTTATAGTCTGTATTTTTTACATCACCTACATTGTGACCAGTAAATTGGTCAACAATAAATCCGTTTTTGAATTTATCTAAACCTGTAACGGCATCTTTGATAGATAATTGTTCAGTTTCTTTTTCTAATAAACTTAAACTAGAATAATATTCTAAGTTTGATATTCTTCTTTCTAAACTGCCAATATCTCTCATAGTATATCTTCTATTATCTCTTTGTTTAATAGAAACATCACTAGCTTGTTTTGTATAAGCAGGTAAGAATAAAGTAGCAATTACCATACCTGATTTTGGATCCGAAGGTTCTTTAGGGTCTTCAGCAGGTGTGCCACCTAATACATTAATTTGTCCTGTACTATCAACAAATACTTTATCAGCTCTTGGTAAATAATTTGCTAACGGAGTATTGAAATCGGACCCAATTTTTGGAATTTGTGGTGAAAATGTGTTGAGTCCTTCTACAACTGGTCTGTAATCAATAACATCATGTAAGAAAATTTCTTGTGTTGTGCCGTCTGTTTGCGAAACTTTAAATGATGGAATATCTTCGTAGTTAAGACTGCCATAACTATCAACACTAAAGTAATTACCTGAACCACTGTAAGAAAAATATTTGTAAGTTACACTTAGAGCACCTGTAATTGCACCTGCGCCCTCTTTTAGTGTCAAAGCACCTTTTTGATAATGAGTTGGTCTTTGACCTGTATCTAAGTTGAATCTATCTGTTACATCAACTGAATTTGATGATGAATAAGCTGAGAAATTACCAGGCGTCATTGCCACAGAAGTAATGCTATAAACATCAGCATGATTTAATAAAACATTTTTAGCCGTTACATTTTTAGCACCAGTAATTGTAATTGTGGCTGTTGTTAGTGTTTTTGTTTTTTCTCTTGCAGCTAAATTAATTTGTAATACAGTTGTTATAAGTGTATAACTTCTGGATGCTGAAAGGCCTGTAATTGTTACAGTTTTTCTATTTGAATCATCATCAAAAGAAATATCTGAGGCTGTTAAGTTAACAACTTCATTTGTAACATTATCAAATAATGTGTAGTTATTTAAATCTGAGTCTGATAAGAAAGATTCATTTGTGTTAGTTAATGTAGATGACCAATCGCCTGAACCATCAGCTGTGTTTGTAATTACTCTACGAATTTGATGTTGGCTTGAAAAGTTTACATCTTGTCCTGATGCACTATCAAAACCTCTTAAAGATTTTGTGTTATTTAAACCTGTTCTGAAAAGTAAGTCTGTATTGTCAGGTTCATAAACTCTTGTATTACCTCTTTCAATGGTTAATGTGCCAGTTGATGTAATAAGGTCACTTGTCAATTCTCTATCTAAAGTTAATGTATTGTTATCTGTAATTGATGCAACATAACCTACAAAGTTATCACCTAAGACTACTGCATCACCAACTTTAAAATCTAGTGTAAATGTTGTACCTGTACCTGTAATCGGGTCGCCACCTGAACTTGTAATTGAACCGTTTGCCGAACCAGCGACCACAATTTTATCGCTTGTTTGTTCTGCATTTGCATAAAAATTAATTACACCTGTTTGACCTGCGTCTGTAACCCACTTTACATCTCTCTCAACACTTTTACCACTATTTAATTTAATATCAAATAATGATAATCTATATAAAGAAAATGATGAGTAACTTGAACTGTGTAATTGAAATGAACGAACTTTAGCCGTACCAATTAAACCTGATTTATTAATATTTGTATCAGTACCTATTGTTGGTGGTGTATCATAAACATCTGAACCGTCCCATAAATAAACTTCTTCAAAAGTATCAATACCTGGAACACCTCTAACTGTATCAACTAAAATATAATTACCAATAGTAGTACCAACAGGTTGGTCATCTAATCTTGCAACATGGCCATTTTCTACGCCATCAATTGGTCTAGCTCTGTTTAACGAAATATATTGAGAAATAGTATTTTCAATTTCATATCCTTCAATGTACGCTTTACCTGGATCCACAACCATAGCAACTTTGTCTGCACTACCATAAGTAACGCCTGCAACTGGTGTTGCTGGTTCAACAGGAAATACACCATTGTTATTACCTTCTTTTAAATGTTCTCTAACGGAAACTAAAAATTTATTAACTTCGTAGTTACCTGATTCGTCAAATGTTCTTCTAGCAAATACTTTTTCTAATTCATTGTAATCTGTTTTTGTAATCTTTCTTTGTACAATACCATTTTTGACTCTTAGTAATTCAACAAATCTAATTTCGTCTTCTGTTTCTAAAGCTAATCTTTTTAAAGATAAATTCTTTTTATATCTGTGAGCGCCAGGAGCATTAATATTTGAACTACCTTGTGCATTATCATTTAAAGATGTGTCTTCACCCGGAGTTACAATTTCATCTGTAATTTGAAAACCAACTCTATAAGATGGAGTATTATCGAAACGAGAAATGTATAAGTGTAATTCATCACACTTTACAAATGCGCCATCTACAAAGAAAACACCTTCTTTAACTTCTACTACATAAGCTAAACCAATAACATCTCTAACTGCGTTTTGTGTATAAGTTGTACCTGAAGAACCGTCATCACCTAGTGATTTAATTGTAACTGAAATATCACTTGATTGATTTTCTGTTAAACGATAGTTGTTTGAAGTTGTATTATCAACCGCTAATGCTGTAATAGTTTCTCCTGGTAAAAATCTTTTTGTTTCACCGTCTGAAGCGGTATCTGTGTATTTAAAAAATAGTGTTGGAATATCACTATCACCTTCAACCATACAAGTACATTCTGAAGTGTCATTAACAACAGCTTTTACACCTGATGTTGCACCAGTTATAATTTTATTTCTAAATTGTGATAGATAAGTTGTAACACTGACCTCATTAAAAGTATTTTCTAATTTAATGAAGTTGATTTGATTATCGACATTAATATCGCCGGGGATAACCATGGATCCTTCTTTAAATATATGACGACCAAATCTTTCAATTTGGTTTTGAAGAATCGTTTGTAGTTGTGTTAATTCTCTCGCTTGAACTGCGAAAC